CCAGCGCGGTTGAGCGACTTCCCAATGTGTCCGCGCCAAGAGCATGAACGCCCACGGCTACATTGTAATCTGCATCATTAATTTGATCACCAGCAAGAGCGCCAACGAAAGTATTTTGAATTCCTGTCGTAATGTCGTTACCCGTAGCGTATCCAACAGCAGTGTTGTAGGCTTGAGTATCTGCTGTTGTATGGTTTTGATTTGTAAGTGTTCCATACCCCACAGCAACAGAACGCTCACCTGCAGTATCTAACTGTAACGATGTCCGCCCTATCCCAACATTACGATCACCCGTTGTGAGAGATGTTGCTGCTCCACTACCAATAATTACATTCTCAGTTCCTGTCGTAACATTTCGCGCAGCAAGGTCGCCAACAGCTACGTTGTGCCCATCACCACCAGCATTTAAGTCTTCAAGCGCATTATGGCCAATAGCTACGTTTTTACCATTCGCGTCCTCTGTTTTAAGAGAATTAGTACCAATGGCAATGTTACGGGTTCCCGTTGTAATCGCGGTGCCAGCATCCGCGCCTATGGTGACGTTGTTATCACCGCCAGAGGCAATAGTATTTCCAGCATTTTCGCCAATACGAATGTTATCTGTACCCGCTGTTGCGGTGATCAGGTCTGCACCGGCCTCAATCGTGGTGTTGCCAGAGATTGCAACAGTGCCGTTGAAATCAAGCGCGGTTGCAGTTAGATCAATCTCATCCGTGGCCCCTAACGATAAGACTGTTGCGCTAGATCCTTGTATGAATTGGCTCGCATCGTTGAACATGATCTTGTTGGTGCTGTTCAACGTCAGGCCAGAGCCGTCTGTGTGCGTCAGCGTGGTATCGTTATCGGCGCCAAAACCAAGGACCGCCGAGTCGCTATCTAGTTTAAGGTCATTGCTTACAGTCACCGCTGTAGAGGCATTTAGGTCAATCGTCGCCTCGCCATCAATACGCAATACACCATCGCTAGATTGCTGAACAAATGAAGCAGTATCACCAAACGTCAATTTATTGGTGCTGTTAAGCGTTAGTCCTGTTCCGTCCGTGTGTGTCAGCGTGGTATCGCTGTCGGCACCGAATTTTAAAACAGCGGAATCTGATAGCAGCAATAGATCATCGCCAACTGTCAGATCGTCATCGATGAACAGATCAGGGACTGCCAAGTCTTGGAACGCATCCACCATCGCTGCGCCAGATCCTGCACCGTCACTGTAGATGGCCTTGGTCTGACCATTGGCAATAGTGATGCTCGCACCAGAACCTTGGCTGATGATGATATTCTGTGAACCGCTTGTTGCATTCTCTATGAACCACAGCTTACTGACGGTATTGGGACCGATGGTTATGGTGCAAGCACTATCCAGTGTGCCAGTATATTTGAGAAAAATGCTACGGCCAGGATCAGTGCTGCCGTCAGCAATAGTGGTCGTGTGCGTATCTGCATTGGTAGTGATTGCCTCAGTGCCAAAAGAAAAAGCTTCAGCTATTAACTCAAGGTTGGTATTCGTGCTCGTACCCCAAGTGCCCGCCTCGTCACCCGTGGCGATCTCTTTGAGGCGTAAATCATTTACATAAGTTGCCATTTACCTTCTCCGGCGTTTAGTCTTGGACTTGGCTTTAGTCTTGGCTTTAGTCTTAGGCTTCTTCATTGAAGCAACATGCTTCTTTAGCGTCTCAGCTTGTTTTTTGTGGGTCTTAGATGCCTTCTCTAAACCCTTGATAACCTTTTTAACTCTTTCTGCCATCAGGCTACCTCTTCCCAATCTGCTGTTTGAGCGTCTGATACAGACGAATAACCTGGCGTTTGACTGCTTGATACAGTTGACCAGCTTGGAGTTTGGCTGCTTGAAACACTGGACCAGCTTGGTGTCTGACTGTCCGATACAGCCGAATAACTTGTTGTTTGGCCGGGGATAACCAACCCCCAGACGTTTGCAGCATTCGTTCCGCCAGTTGCGGAAACTCCAGTAACTGCCACTGCCGCCGAACCTGTCGATGTAACAGACCCCACTGATCCCGTGCCCGAGACCCCAGTGATCGAAACATTAGCTTGCCCCGAAACGGTAACAGACCCAACCGCGCCCGTACCTGCAATACCTGTAACCGCAACATCTGCGTTAGCCGCAACCGTGACAGATCCGACAGCACCCGATCCTGCCACGCCCGTAACCGAAAACGATACGCCCGTGCCTTCGATAATTGAGACAGAGCCAACTGATCCAGTGCCTGAGACACCCGTGACCGATACGTTTGCATCCGCACTGACGCCAACAGAGCCAACCGATCCAGTGCCTGCCTGCCCGGTGACTGTGACTGGGATCTCTTCATTCCAAGCACCTTGCCCCCAAGTGCCTCTGCCCCAGCCGTTAACATTTGCCACGATTTACGCGATCCGAATAATCGCATCGCTTGCATCAGCGGTGGGGAATTGAATCGTAAAGTCTCCTGCTGTACTGGTTTTGTCGCCACCAAAAGCCAGCGTGCAAACCGCTTTGTCGGATTGTGTATCGTTATAAATTAGCGCCCCATTTGCAGTAATTGTGCTGGAGCTAAAGGTGAGATCTGCAAAGTCACAAAATGCAGTAGTCCCAGATGTCGTAGGTGTAACACTTGTCAACGCAGCTCCTGCCGCTGTGTAGCCCGTACCCGAAACCTCATTCGAGGTGGTGTAAGCAGTGGTGCTCGCGTTAAGCGTGGCTGAACTTGTGTACAAAGCAAGCTTAAACGAGTTACCAGAGGTGGCTGTAAAGTTGTGCGTACCTACTAAGATTTCTTGCTTAAACGATGTGCAAAGTGCAGATGTAATGCTCATGTTAATCTCCGTATAATCTTTGCTAACTCAGGCTGACCTTGAGACTCAACTTCAGCAGCCAAAGTGGCACGATCACTCTTGATTGCTTCCTTTATGTAGTGCTCAACCACCTTGTGAATATGATCCTGAAACGCTAGAGCCTGCTCTTTTATTAATGGATGTGTATTCTGACCGACACTTACAATTCTTTTTGTTGCGGCATTTGACCAAAACTCTGGGCTATGACCACCGTTTTCTGTCGTAGCGACAAGAACTTCACCTACCTCGCCGCGTAGTGTCATCTACCAGCCCTTACCGCTCCAGCTCTATAACTGTCTGTTGTGCTGTAGCCTTCACCCAGTGAGATCAACTCCTGCATGGCCGTTTCATACCGGGCCTGATACAACTGCATCAAGTCAGGTTCACCCTTAATAAAGGTATACGCCTCTACCAGGCACCCATAGAGCAAAGCGTTCTCTGCATTAGACCCCAACCAGCTTGTACCGCTAGAAGCCACAGTGATCGACTCTGGCTCGTAAAAATAATGCAGCTCCACCGTTAAGTTGGCGTTAGGTGTTGGGCCTAAAATAAAGGTGCTGTTGTCAAAAAGGGCATAGTGTTTTGGGATGCCAGTTGTCGCTGCAACCGGATACGCTTGGCGTATAAAGTTTACATCCTTGAACAACAGGTACTCATAGCCACTGTTATCGACAGCTAACGAATACGGAGAAAGAAAGTCACTTGGCGTCTCCAGGTAGCTATTTGACTGCGTGGTTGTACCTGTTACGTTCTTTCTAAAGTTTGGCAACTGGACAGACTTGAGGATGCGCTCCTCTGCCTGAGTAATAATAGTTGGCAGATTATTAACGAGCGTTGTCTCATCCGTCTCCAAGTAATCTTGGATTGCCTGCTTGAGCGTGGTAAATGTAAAAGCCATTAGCTTGTAGTCACCGTAACGACACCTACATGTCCTGTAGCTCCCAAGCCTACCTGCCCTACCGGGTCAAACGAAGCCAGTATTCTACTTTCATCTAAACCACGATCTGGTCGCGGGTTACGCAAGGCTCTAGGGTCATCGACTAAAATCTTACCCAACTGCAATTGTGGCTGGTCAGGATCAACAACATCCCTGCCTACCAAAAACCCGGTTGGACGTTGGTTTACAATTTCTGGCACCAAGTCCTTTAGCGGGTAACGGAACCCTGTCAGGTCGCAGTACCCAAAAGCATACTTTCCTTTTGTGTAAGAACTCAAAACGAGTAGCCTCCTGGGGCAACGAAAAGAGACGCCTTGTTACGATCAGAGTCACTAGCCAGCTTCCACTGCTCTTCGTAGTCCGCCTTCAACGACTGTGCTCTGGGTATGGCTTCTGGGTACTTCAAGCTCAACTGGTAAGACAAGCCGCTCACCAAGCAAGGCAAGAACCTAGCAGGGACATCCATGTTGTTTGAAGCAGGGCTTCCTGCGTCTTCAACACGCTCCATATAATAGTAGCCAAACTGATACGTCTCTTGATCATCAGGTGTCGGCCAGACATTAATTGTGATCGAGTTAAAGTTTTTCTCGACGTAGTATTGAAGCGGCTTACTGCGAGTAAGCTTGTTGGAAAGATTAGAATATTGGCTAACAGATATCCTAGTCATTGACTGATCGAACTGTGAGTTTTGCTCGCCTGCGTCTGTCCTAATAAATGCTTCAACGATATCAAGAACCTTGCCATCCAACTGATACTGGTTGGTTCCTGCGGTTAGTGCTTGCGTGGCAAACTCAACGGACCATAAATTAAGCCCCCTGTTTTGCCATTCCAGCATCATAAGGTTCAAGCTTCTTCTAGCTGTCTTATAGTCGTAACCACTGCGAAGCTCTAGGCCAGCGCGTTCAAACGCCTCCTCCATAGCATCAGAAAGATCTAGGTTAAATGTAAATGTGCCGCTTGTAGCCACTACGGTCTCCTAGCCTTTCGCTTTTTCTTGCTTACCCCAGCCTCACTTAGCGCAATAGCGACAGCCTGTTTTCTGTTTTTAACTTTCTTTCCAGAGCCACCAGACCTTAACTTGCCTTTCTTGAACTCCTTCATAACCTTCTTCACCTTAGCTCGCTTCTTTTTAGCTGGTGAACTGCTGATCTGCTTCCTCATTTGCGCTCTGCTGATCGGCATTAGCTCTTTCCAAATTTCTGCTTTTGCGATTTAGGTGGATCTTTTTTGCTGCCACTAGGTCCACTCCAAAAAGTTTTGTTTGCCCAATAGGCAGCACTTGTTGGACCCTTTGCTATGTTTTTTGCGTGACGAGCCTTGAAGCTTTTGCGAGCTTCTTTCGAGTAATTGTGTCCCATCTTCTGGTCGCCAAAACGAATCAGCTTCATCTTCTTGCCATCCCTTACAGCAACGATTGCTTTCTTTGTGGGATGCTTAGGCGTCCGCTTGACCTTGTTTAACCCAGACAAACCAACCTTCTTCAGCCTTTTTTTCTCTGCATCAGTTAAGCTCATTTACGGTACCTTGCCGTCTTTTTAGCTATCTTTTTAGGTTGTTTTGAGTGTTGTTTGCCCTTTTTGGTGTCGGCACGTTTCTTGCGGCTAGTCGCTGCATACTCTTTGTCACTTAAAGCTTCACGAGCTTTCTTAGGCAAATACCTCTCGCCCGTTGCTTTTTTACCTTGCGTAGATGGCTTACCAGACTTGGTGCCCCACTTCTGCTTGGTCCATTTTTTAAGTGACTTCTGAGACTTTTTTAAGGCCATTAGTCTCTATAGCCGCCCCCGGCTTCCTTATAACGTTTAGCCAGCATCTGCGCTTTACGCGCAGACCACTGACCAGGCTTTCCGCCTTTTCCGCTGGCTTTAATTCGATTGAAGAGCCTTTTGCGTAAAGCTGGCTTTGTATAGTTACCAGCTTCATTGACACGGGATTTACTCTTCTTCTTTTTAGCAGCCATGTTAGAAGTGCTTTCTTACCTGCATTACAATGTTATAGACATCTCCACTGGAATGACCAACAGTCGTAAACTGTATGTCTCCGGTTACACCAGAACCAGCATTATTGGGTATGCCTGTAAAGTCGCTGAAGTCTAAGGTATCTGCCCAGTCAGCATTTAACTGCCAAGCTAAAACGTCGCTAGACGCATCAAAAAATATTTTTACACCCATCCCTATGGTTGAGTAGTAAATCTTCTGAATAGATACCTTTGTGCAAGCCGCACCAGTTATAGGGTCAACGGCTAATGCAGAGACATCAATCTTCGTAACAGCAGACTCTCCAGATCCATCGCTCACGTTAGTAAAGCGAAAGATAGCGGTGTTGCCGTCATCCTGTATCGTTTGTGTAGCTACAGCATCAGCCATCGCCGTCTCCTACTATTGATCAGCAAAGGCTGGAGCAGTGGTGCTCGTAACGTTTCCAAAGATCTGATAGTTAGTCGTGTTCAGACCCATGATGGTGACATCAAAACCAGCAGGTACATTAAACTGAATACTGCTATTAGAGCTGCCATTAGAGAAAACGCTACTAACTTCGTTGCCGTCCGTGTCTAGGAACGTCACGCCGCCAATGTAAAAGTTAGTGTTACCAGGAGTAACGACAAGCGCATCTGTTGCATCAGCCGCACCACCAGCATAAACAAACCTAAACATAGAACCAGCGATAGGTGCTGGCAACGTATAGGTGTTGTCTTGTCCACCATCTGGGACAAGCAAGATTCTGCCACTGTGCGTTGCGTTGGTTAGGGTTACGTTTCCATCAGACAAGCTAACAGGACCGTCACCTAGTGTTGCAACCTCAGTGATTGCTCCAGTAGTTGAGTTTTTGCTTACCGTCTTAAAAGTGCTTTCAGATCGAACCGCACCCGAAAAAGTTGAATTAGCCATAATGTTCTCCTGTCTTGGCTAGTGTCAGTGTTCCACGTGGAACATCTGTCAGGATTAAACAAAAAGGGGGCGCAGAGCACCCCCGTAATTGTTAGCTAGATCCTGGTGATCCGTAAATACCCAATGGGTCAGATACACCAAAGGAGTAACGTTCTCGCGCCTTGTAGCGCACGTTACCAGTATCGAAGTCACCGTCCATAGACGTTTCAAGCGGAGTACGCTCAAACATCTTCATGCCGTTCGGAACATCAGTGATCACAAAGAAAGCATTGCTGTCAGTCAGATAGTGATTGACTGCATAGCCTTCTGGGATTGCACCCATGTTACGAATTGCATTGATGTCGTTATCAGACGTGCCGACTCGCTGAGTTGTCTCCAGCAGACGATCTGCTGTAAACATCAAAGCGGGGGGAACGATCAAACGACGAGGACGTGCAGCGATCAGAAGACCACGTTCATCAGTGAACGCAGCGATTTCGATGATCGCATTTTCGAGTGACGTTTCGTTCAGGTCAGCTCCGGTAGAAGGACGGTTGGAGTTTGTTCCACCGTTTACTAGCGGGTGTGATGCGTTAAACAAGGTTACGCCATCTCCAGACTGGAAGCTGTCGAATCCATTGTTTAGCGGGTTAGCTGCCTTCACTTGCTTCGTGTACGCCATAGCGCGAGAGAGCGCCTTGGTGTAGCGAGCCGAGAGCGAGTCATACAGATTGTCTTCCATCGCTTCTTCTGTAATCGCAAAGCCCATGCTGATGGTCTCGTGATTATATCTAGCAGTGAAAGATTCCTGTGCTGAGTCATAGCTCGTTGCCGCACCTTCCGCCTTAACGGGAGCTGCTGCAAAGCCTGACAGCTTCACTTCTTCCTCAAACGAACGATCAGAGCTTTCTGTCTCATAAATGAGAGTGTGCTCATCTTCGTATTTTTCATACTCCAAACCAAACAGAGCGTTAAGCCCCGGCAGGAGTTCTTTAAGCATTTGCGCTCTTGAAATTGCCATTGCTTATTACTCCTTACACGCCAAGTGCAGTTTCGTATGCGTGACTCAGAGGCAGATAGGTAACAATCACGTCGGTGAACGAATCACCTACAGAGCTTGATGGCCCATCTACGAAGTCAACAATACGCAGTGGTAATGAGTTAGTCGTAGCAATAGTGCTGGCATCTACAGCATTTTTGCTTCGACCGATTGAGGTTGATCCAGCAGTGCTAACCGCCGATACGTTGTTGCCCAGTCCAGTTTGAGCGATGGAACCATCACCCTGCATACGGAACAACAAATCAGGATCATCGACAACATAACCAACGATATCGTCTGCTGCAGTAGACGCAGGAAACTGTTGGTTAAATGTCTTTTGGTTGGTGCTGGGATCAGTGTAAGCACAGCCTACAAAGATACCAACGGTGCCAGCAACAACAGCAGTCGTTACTGCGGCTTTTTCGAGAGTGCCAGCCGCAACCAGCTTAACGAAGTCACCGTAAAAAATACCAGTGCCATAACCACTTGCAATCTTGATGTGGCGAACTTTCCCCGTAAAAGAGCCGCTCGCACTCAAGGTATCAACTGGTTCAGCACCCATTGGGGTAGCAGAAGTAGCCATAATGTGGCCTCCTAGTTAATAACCACTAACCCCTGCTAAAGGATTAGTTTCGTCCAAAAGTTGTCCTAGTGCTACGCTCTGGATTGAGCATAGGCATTCTAGGGTCACTCTCACGAAGATAGTTATTATCAACTGATGCCATCTGGTTTTCTGCAACACTTTGGTAATGCTGTGTTCTTTGCGCCATCAATTCTTCAGGTGCTTTACACAACAACAGTCCACCTACCTCAATGTTCCCTTCAAATTGCGAGTTTATATCAGACTGCAACATGAGTTCTGG